GGCCAGCGTCAAGCCGGATTACATCATCTGCCTTGAGGACGGCAAAAAGCTGAAAATGCTGAAACGCCACATCATGACTCACTACGGCCTGACGCCCGACCAGTATCGCCAGAAGTGGGGCTTGTCGGCCGACTATCCGATGGTCGCGCCGAACTATGCCGAGCAGCGCCGCGTGCTTGCCAAATCCATCGGCTTGGGCAAGATTCGCAGAAGGTCACAGACAAGGAAGAAACCAGCATAGAATCCCGGCGTGCGGGCGATTCGGCAAAATGACCCCTCCCGCGCCGCGATAGGATGGAAAGGCCCAAAGACCCTCCTACATTCCGAGCAAGTCTGTTTGCAGACTTTGGCCATCCGTCCCGGCCCCGGCATTTGGTGCAACGCCAAGTGACCGGGGCCAACCTTTTTGGATGATTATGCAGCGCGTCAGACTCATATGCGCGCATATCCGGGCAGCGGATTGCATAAACAAATAAGCCCCCGCGCGAGAACCCAATCTAGCGAGCCGGGAGACTCATAGGAGGACTCGGTCGCGCGAGGACCCATTGGTGAGGCATGGCAGCCTCAACGCGCTAGATAGAGGCACCAGCGCAATTGTTCAAATGCCACTTGCCGCATGGGCCGATATGATGCCGGCATGGCGACGGCAGCCCGCAAATATGACGAACCCGACGACAAGCCGGAAGGCGAGGAAGAAGTCGAGGGCAAGGCATCGCCGTCGACATGGCCGGAAATCCACGAACGCGCGCTGAAACGCTTCGATGCGGCCAGCCAATACCAGTTGGAACTGCGCGCTCATTCGCTGCTGTGCCGCCGCTTTATCTCGATACCTGGCGCGATGTGGGAAGGGGCTTGGGGTGAGCAATTCGCCAATTCCATCAAGGTTGAAATCGACAAGCTTTCAAAGGGCGTCGACAAGATTGTTACTGACTATCGCGCCAATCGCATTGTGCCGGACTTCCGCCCGGCCGGTGGCGACAGCGATGCCGACACCGCCAACACCCTTGACGGCATCCACCGCGCCGACAGCTACCATTTCAAATCCCAGCAAGCCCGCGACAATGCCTTTGAGGAAGCAGCGGCCGGCGGCTTCGGCGCTTACCGGCTATGCAATGAATATGCGGATGAAAACGACCCGGAAAATGATGAGCAGAGAATCAATCCGGGGCTGCTGATTGCCGACGCTGACCAGCGCGTTTATTTCGATGCCAACGCCAAGCTTTACGACAAGTCGGACGCCCAATTCGGGTTCGTCCTGACCGCCGACAGCATCGAGGCGTTCACCGAGGAATTTGGCGAGGACGCCGCGACCGATTGGCCGGAAAACCGGCAGGCCAGCCCGTTCGATTGGTTCACGCCCGATGTGGTGGTCAAGTGCGAGTATTACGAAGTCGAGAAGAAGAAGGAATCGCTGCACGTTTTCACCCATGCCCTGACCGAGCAGGAGGACCGCCGCTGGGCGTCGGAAATCGACGCCGACACCATGGCCGACATGGAAAAGATGGGCTGGCGCAAGCAGACCCACCGCCGCGAGCGCAGGCGCGTTCACAAATATGTGATGAGCGGCGCCGAAATCCTTGACGATTGCGGCCTCATCGCCGGGCCGAACATTCCGATTGTGCCGGTCTATGGTAAGCGGTGGTTTGTCGACAACCAGGAGCGCTTCCGGGGCCATGTCTCGAAACTGATGGACGCCCAGCGCATCTACAATGGCCGCGTGTCGAAGCTGGCCGAAACCGATAGCCTGTCACCGCGCGAGAAGCCGATTTTCCTTGCCGAGCAGATGCCGCCGCACTTGCGCGACCTGTGGGCCAAGCAGGAACAGGAGCGCCACCCCTACGCGCTTGTGAATCCGGTGATTGACCCTGTGACCGGCGAAATCAAAGCGATGGGGCCAATCGGCACGATTTCACCGCCCCAGCTTGGCCAGGTTACGGCGCTGCTGCTGCAACTGGCGGCGGGCGACTTGGCCGCCGAAACCGAGGACGGCGCCGACCAGGTTGTTGCCAACACATCGGCCGAGGCGATGGATATCGCCGCCACCCGCGTCGATACCAAGTCCGCCATCTATCTCGACAACATGCGCCAGAGCGTCCAGCGCGAGGGCGAAATCTATCTCGGGATGGCGCGCGAGATTTATTACGAACCCGGTCGGGAAATGGAAACCATGACCGAGGAAGGCGAGGACGGCAAAGCCACCCTGATGGAGCCGCACGCCGACGAAAAGGGCCAGTTTGGCTACCGCAACAATTTCGACACCGGCCGCTACAAGGTGATTGTCGACGTAACCGAGGCGACCACGACCCGCCGCGAAAAGACGGTGAAATCCTCACTCAAGACCGCCGAAGTGGCGATGATGGCGCAGAACATGGACTTGGCCAACGCCGCCGTCATTACCGCCGTGATGAATCAGGATGGCGAGGGCATGGACGATTTGCAGCGCTACGCGCGCAAGCAGGGCGTCCAGATGGGCTTGGTAGAACCGAATGATGAGGAAAAGGCGGAAATGGAAGCTGCCGCCCAGAACCAGCAGCCCGACCCGATGATTGCGGTGGCGGGCGCGCAGGCAACCGCGCTGGGCGCGGCAGCCCAGAAGGACGTTGCATCGGCCGGCAAAATCCGGGCCGACACCGCCCTGTCGGCGGCCAAGGCCACGCAAGTGCTGGCCGACGCGCAAAAGAAGAAAGCCGAAGCTGCCGAAATCAAGAGCCGGCCGCCCGAGCCGCCCAAGGCGCCAGCGGCTCCGCAACCCATGCGCATCCGGCGCGGCTACGAACTTGAAGGGGCGAGGCCATGACCATTGCAGCACTTGAAGGCCGACTTGAAATCCCGGCGGACCCCGGCGCCGTCAGCAGCGAGTTGGGCTTTACCGAGCGCGCAATTCCGGCCGGCGCGGCGGCGATTTCCGAGCGCTTCTATCCCAACCCGGTCAACGAACCAGGCGCCACCGCCATTTTCAATATCTTTATCGTCAGCATCAATTTCACCGGCGATGTTTACCTGATTAAACATGCGCCGAGCGATTCCGAACATTTCAAAAAGCGCATGTTCCGCGTGATGGGCGCGCAGGACGAAGTGAAGTGGCCGATGCTGCCCGAGGAAGCGATTGCCGATAGCGTGCAGGAGCCGGAAAACGGGACCAGTTACGCGCTGGCGATGTTCGGCGAAATCCCCGGCGAGCATATCTATTTCCGGTTCAGCACCTAGCGCAGCGTCCCGCCATCAATTGTGCAAATGCGGGACGCCCGTTGCTGCCCTAGAATCCCCGCTTCAAGGCAACCGCCGCGCCTGTAAGCGGTGAGGCACAGGTGATTTATGCAGCGGCAACCGCCCGACGACGACGAACCCCTTGAACTGACCCCCGACATGGAAGCTGACGAAGGCCCGGATGATGAATCCGAGGAAGGCGGCGAGGGCGAGGAAGAACACGACCAGCCCGACGACGAAGGCGAGGAAGCGGAGGCCGAGCCGGAAGCGGAGGCCGAACCCGAGGAACCGGCCGGGCCAGCTTTCGAGGATGAGCCGGCCGAAGGCGACAGCAGCGTTATCCGCACACTGCGCGAGCGCAACCGCGAACTGGCCCGCATTGTCGCGGAATCGCAGCGGCCACAGCCACAGCAGCAGTTTGAATTGCCGCCCGAGCCGACCTTGGCCGACTGTGGTTATGATGAGGCCGAATTTAAGAAAAAGACGATTGCTTGGGAGCGTGGCCGGCAACAGGTTGAAGATGCCAAGGCCGAGCAAGAGGCACAGGCGCAAGTCGCCAACCGCGAGTGGCAGCGCGACCTTGAAGGCTATGCGGCCAAGCGCGATGCGCTCAAGTTGCCAGATTTCGAGGCCAGCGCCGAAACCGTCAAAACCAGCCTCAATCTCGCCCAGCAAGCGGTGGTGATTAAAGCCGCCAGCGACAGCGCCGCGTTCGTCTATGCGCTGGGCCGCAGCGATACCAGGCTGGCCGAACTGGCGAAAATTCAGGACCCCATCAAACTGGCCGCCGCCGTGGCGCGCATGGAGGGAGGAATCAAGGTGGTGAAAAAGCGCAAAGCCCCGGCTCCCGACAAGCCGCTCAGCGGCGCCGGCAGGATGCCCGGCGGCCCCGACAAGCAGTTGGAAAAACTGGAAGCCGATGCCGAACGCACTGGCGACCGCACGGCGGTAATTGCCTATCGGAAAAAACTGAAAGAGCGCGGCAAAAAGTGACGCCGAGTTGCCCGCTTGGAATTGTCGAAATGCGCGGGCTTGACGAACTGCCTATTATTATTCCCGCATAGCCGCAAAGTCAGCTTCCCCCGGCTGCCAAATGGGGAGTCCAGCGGCCCGACCGGCGCAAGCCGAGAACCCGGAAAATCGTCAGAGCGAAGGGCAGGGCAATGCCGAGCAAATTCACGACCGAAGAACGAGTCATGTTTGATGACATGCTTGAAGGCTTCGATGACTTGCTGATTATCGGCCGCGCGGCGGAAAAATACACCCCGCCCGACAACATGGCGATGGAGCGCCAGCTTGACAAATTCTGGATTCCGGCTCCGCAAATCAGCGCCAGTTTTGACGGTTTTGACCAGACCGCCAATTTTCAGGACGGCATTGAACTGTCCGTTCCGGTCAGCATCGGCTTCCACAAGTCGGTTCCCATCAAGCTGACCAGCAAAAATCTCCGCAACACCAATTATCTCAATAACAAGGGAACGGCGGCCAAGCAGCGGCTTGCGAGCGACATAAACCTGGCGCTCTACAACACGGTCGCATTGCAGGGCAGCGTGGTTATCAAGCAGACCACGGCGCCGACCGGCTATGATGATATCGCATTGGCCGATGCAGCGTTCACCGAGGTTGGCGTGCCACTGGCCGACCGGCTCTATTTCGCCGCGCCGCGCGTGGCCAACCTGATGGCCGGCAATCTCGCTTCGCGGCAGACCTTTAGTGGCGAAGTGCAGAGCGCCTACAGCCGCGCCAATATCGGCATTGATATTGCCGGTTTCGATGTGTTCAAAAACGACCAGAGCATCAGGCTGGCAGCGGCCGGCGGCGGCGCTACGACCGTTACCGGCGCGAACCAATTCTGGGTCCCGCAAGCCTATTCGACGGCCACGACCGGCGAAATCAGCAATGTGGACAATCGCGGCCAGAATCTGACCATCACCGCCGCCGTCTATGCGGCCATCAAGGTGGGCGATGCGTTCACCATCCTTGGCGTCAACTCTGTTCACATGATTACCAAGCAGGACACCGGGCAGCTTAAGACTTTCCGGGTTGTCGCCAAGCCG